CAGGAATGTGCGCAGGAGGTCGGCATTGCTGGCCTCGCCTGAGGCGAACAGGTCAGAGAACAGGTCCACGATCTGGAACACATCGCCTGCCCGCACTCGCCACAGTGGCTCGGCTGCCCCGTAGGCGTTCTTGATTGACCCTGCCAGGGTGATCTCAGTGTTGGGCTGGGGAATCTTGAAGTCGTCATAGTAGGCATCGCGAGCCAAAGTGGTGACAGGGGCTGTGCCCATGTCCAGGACAGTCCGCCTCTTGAACGGCACGTTATCTCTGAACTTGGGGCTGGACTTGGGGGCCACCGACCGCCATAGGTTGCCGCCTGTCAGGTAGAACGCCTGGACATGGCTCCAATAGCTCGACAGGCTGCGCTCAAGCTGCAAGCCCTGATCCCCAAGCTCATCCTTACTGACCCGCCATCTGACATTGGCGAAGTCCATTGCCCGAAAGTGGAAGTGCCTGCCTTCCCAGACGGCTCCGTACCAGGGGTGCTGCTGCGCCACGTCGGCGAGAGGTCCTAGCTGGGCCACGATGTCCTGCACCGTCGCATTCTCGAACTTGGTTGTCCTGAGCTCAGGGTAGGCAGGGTCTACCTCCTCGATGTACCAGACCTTGCCACTGAGTTGGTCAGCCTGCGCGGCAGTGGCGTCACCTCCCTCGATGTTCTGCTTGAGGATTTCCGTAGAGGTGATCTTGTTTACCGTGGCCTTCACCATCAGGTCAGTGATGAGCGCTGCGACGTCTCCTGTTGCCCCAGAGTATGTCTGGGGAGGGGTAGGGGGTACTATGCTGACATCGCTGGGAGCCCCCTCTGTGCCAGTGAGCAGGGTGGAGTCTGTCCCTGTCTTGGTGATGATGGACTTGAATGCAAAGTAGTAGTAGGTCTTGAGGTTCTCGTTGACCGAGACATCGTTGCCGACTTCCCACTTGCCAGCTTCGGGGTTGAGAACCTGAATGAGGTTGGCAAGGGCAACGCCTTGCCCATAGGGGAGGGTCTTGTCTCCTGCTAGGGCCTTAATCCGGAATACGCCAGTATGGGTAGCGTCCGTGCCCTTGGTGTGAACTACATCAGGGTCGAAGCCGATAGCGCTGGGTGGCACCCTCCGGTTGTCAGAGCCATTGCCTGAGTAGGAGCCCAATGCCATCGTTGCTGCGTCCGCCGCGAAGCTGACGTAGTGGTAGGTGATGCTGCTGGAGTTGACCAGTACGTTGCCGCCTACCGAGAAGCTGCCTGTGCCCAGGGCAGTGATGGCATTCGTGAATACGGCGCTGTTCTTCCAGTCCCAGGAATCACTGCCACTCATAGCGCTGGATTTCCAGCAAAGCTCGTCGTTCACCTGCGCCGGGAGCACCCAGACCATCGCGGGGTCATGGGCCACGGAGGGACTCTGGCTGGTGCCGTGACCCGTGTAGGTGCCAGTGATAACAGAGTCACCGGCAACGGCGTACCAGTAGTACGTCACTCCTGACTTGTTGGTGTGGAAAGAGTCTGCGCCGTTGTAGGTAACGGTGAACTTGTTGGTGCCCAGGGTAAGAGCGCCAGAGGTGTTGCCGAACACGGTAGCCCGAGCAGTGGACATCGTATCGCTGCGGCAGACACCTGTGCCTGAGGCCCCGGTCTCATCGGCCTTAACATTGACGAACTTGGCGTTCCAGGGCAGGGTGATATCCTGCGTACCACCGTTGCCAACGTAGCTGCCCTGTGCGACAAGAACAGACATTAGCTGAACCTCGGCCCTATCCTGAGCAGGATGCCCCGTGTGCCATCAGGCACCACGATGCGGTGCAGCCCTGTATCCGTCAGGGTTTCCTCCAGCGTCCAAGTCCCGATCTCGTAGTCCGGCGTGGTGTAGACATCGATCTGCATCTCGGCCGCCTTGCCGCTGGCCCAGGTTCCAGCAGAGAACTCCACCCCTATCTCGACGACCTTAATGGTGCCCGGCTGCATCCAGAAATCAGAGTCGGCTACGCCCACTGGAGGGATGGGCAGGATATAGGCGAAGCCAGCAGCCTCGTTCTCTTGATACACCTCAGGATTGCGCAGGGCGACAACGATGCCTGCCTCCTTAACGATGGCAAACTTGGGGTTAGAGAATGCCGGGACAGGCACCCCGTCCACTGTCAGGTAGAGAATGGAGCCTTCACGCCAGCTATCGAACGCGGAGTCAGACCACCACTGGAAGCCTATCCTGTCTGTCAGGCTGGCCCAATAGCCCACGCACTGGACACTGATCCCGAAGGGCTCCAGGCCAATGCTCTCAATGCGCCCCTCCCACACGACATGGCCGCCCTCGTTGACCTCTACGTGGTAGCCACCCCTATGGCTGTACCATTCGTAGGCCTGGGGCTGGGGCATGCTCAAGGAGAAGGAGCAGGACGAGAACCCGCCCGGAATAGCCGTCCCGAAGCTCAGCCCTGACAGCATAGGGGTCAATGACATGATGGGATGCGGCGGCTGCGCCTGTGAGGCCGGAGTGCTCAGCGTGACTTCCAGTGGCATCAGAGGTAGAGATAGCGCGGCTCATACTCAACCCAGGCATTGAACACAATCTCATCCTTGCTCTCGCCCAGGTCATCAGTGCCGCTCCAGCGGTCGCCCAAAATAGTTATGCAGTTGGCCACCTTAGGCTGAAGGTAGAAACCACTGCCCAGGACGGGGGCGATAGTCGTGCTGGGCATGTGGACATTCTCCTGGAGAGTGGCAGGCTTCTCGGTAGGCTTAACGACATAGCCGCCGCCATCGATGGAGTCCACCACTAGAATCTCTCCCTGCTGAAGGGCGCTCTGCTCGCTGAGCTTGCTGGGGACAAGCGCGAAGTAGCCATCAGTGACCGGAAGGAGGTCAATGCTGTTGATGCGCAGATGGGCCTTGCTGGCAGCGTCCTCAGAGAGCCCCTCAATCTGGAGAAGCAGGAGGGAGTCTGGATCGGTAGCAGCTACGCCCTGGGAGACCTGGCCCGCACGATACTTGGTGCCGCTGCCGACAGGAGGCCAGGAGAAGATGCCTACCGGCATCCGGCGATAGCCCCCCGAAAGCGCAGCCTCATGAGATGGGGGGTCCTGTGTTAAGGCAAGCGTGGTATACGGAGTCTTAACCGTAGCCCGCAGAGCACCTGCACCGCCCTCGATGAGCTGGGCCACCACGAACAGGCGCAGGGAGCTTCGCTGCTCCTTGGCAGAGGCAAACAGGGAGCCAGGGTGAGCGCCCAGCAGGGGGTCAAACGGATCATCATCTAGGACAGTTACGTCCAGGCCTATACGGGAAGCGGCCGAGTCGTTCACCCAGTCCAGGATTGTGCCTGACGCCTTGGCCGTGAGCAGCTTGCCCAGCGCTGCCCATTCTGACGCCTCCCAGTAGGTCAGCAGGAAGTAGGGCTCAACATCGGTGGCTAGGCCTGCCCGCACGGCCAGGGATGAGCGCTGAATAAGGGTGGGGGTGCCCTCGGCTCCGGTTAGCTGCGTGCTGTCGCTGCCAGTCTTGAGGACCAGGATGTCCTGCGTATCGACAGCATCTGTGCCTGTAATCTGTGTGGAGTCAGAGCCCGTCTTGAGCACTGTCACCTTCAGGGTGGACGCTTCCGTGCCAGTGACCTGCGTACTGTCTGCACCTGTCTTGGCCACGAAGTTGCCATCAACAACAAAGTTGTCCAGGTAGATGCCAGTGGTGACATTCAGCTGGCCTCGGAATGGGGCTGCCCCGAGCCCCGCCCTTCCGGCTTGGGAGATGGCAGAATCAACGGCAGAGATTATCAGGCTCCAGGGATCAGATGCTGAGGTGCGGTGGTAGACGTTGATGGACGTGCCTATCATCTCCAGGCGCACCCACCCATTCTGACTTGGCAGTGTCTCAGGCCTGGATACTCGTGACCTGACCCCTCCGACAATTTTGTAGAGCTCTACAAGAGGGCTACCCCACCAAAACACTCTGACTTCATATCTGTCAACCTCACCGTTGGCTGACCCAACCGAGCTCATACGCCCGGCAATGCAAGCAGCGTCAGAGTTTACGACGCCTTCCCCCATGACGTACTGGACATAGACATCATAATCAGCATCGCTAGGGGCTATTGCATTGCGATAGACACAACTATGCCCGTCCGTGACACCCCTATCTCCGGCAAGGCGGTTATTGAGATCGATTTCAGCATCCACTGTTGAGGAGAGGCCATTAACATCGAAGGAGAGCTTCTCCCAGGCCCCGCCCTGATTGGGCGTGTGGTTCTGGAGCGCCTTGAAATTGCTGTCTGTGAAGGTGTCGTTGATGAGGGCCATGTCGCCCCTCCGATTACGAGGCCGGGACTGTAATCGTCAGGGTGACAGTGAGCTGCCAGACGTCCGATGACGTTTTCGTCCCCAAGGATTCCACCTTGCGGTTGAGCATGGTGCCACCAGAGGATGCGTTGAAGATGGCCCACTCGTTCCAGGCCCAGTTGGCCTCACCTGTCTCAAACTGAGCCCGCCAAGTGATGACGTTGCTGGAGACGGCCAGCGGGTAGCCAGCAGACATTGCCTTACGCAGCTTGTTAGTGGCAGCCTGGAGATCAGTCTGTGAGGCAGCGAAGGCAGTGCTACTGTCTCCTACCCCCAGGTATGCATTGGCATTGTTGAAGTCATGAGTGCCTTCACCTGCAATCATCTTGCAGATGATGTCGCGTCCGGCGTTGCTTATTCCCATCCTTAGTCCTCCGGTGGGGGCGTACCGCTCTCGGCCTTCCAGACTTCGATGACCTTGCCGTCAAGCAGTACGATGGCTTCATACAGACTCAGGGCGCCGTCATCCTCCTTGCGGAACTTCCGCAGGACGGCCCGCTCAGAAACGGCAACGCGAATCTCCTCGTCCATGTCATGAATCTCCTCGGTGGTCCATGTCACCTATATTAGGACGAGGGGCTTTCCACGTAAACCCGTGTAGCCAGTGGTTCATCTCCTGGCAGGCCATGAATCTTTAGAGTTCGAGAGCGGCCAATGTCTGCACCCAGGAACTGCGGGTTGCTAATCATGAAGCGGCTGCTGATCCAGGGAGTCTCGGTTGCCAGTTGCCCCAATGTGGTGCTCAGCCCAAAGGGGGAGCCAGGCAGCAGCATCAGGTTAGCAATGTAAACATCCATCGCAGTCGTTGTGCTCACATAGCCGAAGCGAATAGTTAGCTGTGTGTCTGCCGCCCCTGCCGTGAACTTTACCCCGTACTGCTTCATCCCAGCCGCCAGGTTCAGGGTTACGTCTATCAGTGCCCCCGAGTCATCTCCGGTCACTGTGACCTGCACGCTGTCAGCAGTCCCGTCTGCCAGTGGCTGTGCCCAGAAGACAAACTCCCAGTCCCGGTTGGCACTGGCCCCCTGCTTATAGGCTGGGATAGTTACCACCTGCTCAATCTGAGGGGTTACAGTAAAGGTTGTGGTCTTGTGCATGTAGTAAGAGAACGGGCCGTACTTCCTGACTGAGCCGTCTAGTGTAGACCAGGCAGTTGCAGCCACGCCACCTATTTGAGTCCAGCCTGCCGGAGTTCTGGTATTGCGCGTGAATGTCGGCGAGCCCACCAGGGTCAGTGTGCGACCCCCAGGCCCACTGTCGGCCAGGTTGCCAGAGGACTCGTCAAACACCCAGACGCCGCCATACTCGGCATCCTCTAGGTCCCAATAGTCAGCGCCAGGCGGTGTGCCTGTGAGGTCCCCAGCAGTGCCTCGTATTAGGCTACGCATCCCATAGTCGAACAGGAAGCGAAGCTGCCAGGGCCAGATATTCCTGAGCAGGACGTAGGCCCCAGAGATGCGCCCCGCAAAATGGCGGGTATCATTGTCCTGGGCACCAATCACGAACTTGCCACTCGGCACCAGATTGCCCAATGTGTGTTGGATGACACCAGCCAGCTTCCGGTTTACTACCAGCAGGAGAAGCTGCTGGGCATGTGTACCTGTCATCTGAAGGGCCAGGGCCTGCACATGATGCCACTCGTTCAGGTTATACGCCTTGGCGCTGGTCACAGAAACTGCATTGCTGGCCCCGTCAGTCATATAGAGCATGAACTTCTTGTCGTCCGGAGTCCAGGTGATTTCCCAGGATGCACCTGCCCGCATGATTACCTGCTCCGAGCCGGTAGCGGCAGTCGGATAGGCCCATGCCCCAGCTAGGAATTGGGCAGGGCCATTAGTCACGAGGCCAGTACAATCAGCTCGCTCTAGGCGGACACCCGCAGCGCCGAAGGTGATGTAGTAGCCCGTGTCCCTGCCGGTCTCCCCAGGATTAACATCGAAGCCGGGGTTCAGCAGGAAGTTCTCCAGCCTGACCGTAGCCCCTCTAGCGAAGGGCTTGGCAATGAGAACCAGCTCGTTGTCCAGATATGGCCCCTGGCGCTTGAGGAGCTGGTTCAGCGGCCCTGCCAGCCTGAGCTCACCGTCCAGGATGTCGAAGGTGACGGCGGTGGACTGGGCATCGAGCTTGACCTGTAGGGTACCCCCCGCCAACGTGCCACCTGACTGCTGTGCCCTAACTGAATAATTGAGAATACGTTGAAGCTTTTGGAGGGCAGCAGTCAGGTTATCATGCGTCTGCGCGACTGCCTGAAACCTGATGATTATCTCCCGGTTTCCGAAGCGCCGCGCCTGGAGGGCCTGGCCTTCCCTGAGCAAGGGGTCGCCCCCAACAACGCGGATCATTTCTGGCACGGGCAGGCTCAGTCCGTCCCTGCCAACCTTGAACTCTGTGCCTGCAACGAAGTCTACGCTCTCGCCGCCTGCACTCAGGATGAGAGTAGCGGTCATGACAACTTAATCCCCATTCTACTGTTCAGCCTGGCATCCCGACCCACAGCCTTGCTCAGGAGCCTGCGCAAGCGCTCCAGGTCAGCAGGCGAGTTCATGTTCACATTCTGGATGGTAATGTTGACAGGCCGCCCAGGGCTTCCGGGCTCGCTGACCACCTCGCCACCGTGAGCAACGATAATGCGGGGCATCCCAAGGGGGCCAGGCACGACACCGCCACCTTGGAAGTTGCCGCCAAAGCCGGTGCCCAGGAAAGAGGCAATGATGGTAGCGATCTCCTCAGGGCTATTGGCCCTGCGGATGGCGGCATTGACGGCCTGGAACAGCGCGAAGATGGCAGGGTCTCCAGCCTCACCCTGAGCTACTCGCTGCGCGTTCAGGATGGCAAGCTCAGAGATGCGGAGCTGGAGAAGCTCCTTGTAGCGGGGGAGGAGCTGGTTGCGGACGAAGGCCTCCTCGGCAGCCTTGTCCCTGAGAATCTGGCCCTGCTTGTCGATCTCTTTCTGCTTCTCCTCATTGAGGTCCTGCTGTGCCTTGATGGCCTCCCGGCCAGCTTCCTGGATATCCTCGATCTTCTCCCGCGTGGCCCGCTCGCTCTCCCGAATCTCAGCATCCGCCTTGTCCCTGGCAGCTTCCTCGGCCTCCGTCTTGACGCGCTCAATCTCCGCAATTTCATCGTCGGCCCGCTGCTTGGCCTCCTTCTGGAGTTCTTCGGTGGCACGCTTGGCCTCTTCGATATCAGCGTCAGCAGCCTCTTTGGCAGCCTCTATGGCAGCATCGCGAGCCTCCTCGATGCGCTCAATCTTGTCTGCGGCGATCTCCTCGGCAGTCTCGATGGCCTCGTCACGCACTGACTCCAGTGCCTCAATGTCTGCCTCTGCCCGCTCTTGGGCAGCTTCGATGGCTGCGTCCCTGGCATCCTCGATGGCTTCGATATCAGCTTCGGCACGATCCTGGGCAGCCTCAATGGCGGCATCCCTGACCTCGTTGATCTTCTCGATCTCGGCCTCAGCGCGTTCCTGAGAGGCGGTGATGGCGGCATCCCGCGCTGCGTTCACCGCATCTATCTCGGCCTGAGCGCGGTCGGCAGCCGCCTGCACAGCGGCATCTCTGGCGCTGTTAATGGCTTCTATGTCAGCGTCGGCCCGCTTGCGCGCGGCCTCTATCGCCTCCTCAGTCTGTTCGCGGATGGCATCGATGGCGTCATCGCGGGCCTTCTTGATCTGCTCCGCCCGATCCTCCTCGACCTTGATTAGGTCCTGGATGGCTTTGATCGAGTCCTGAATGCCCTCAGTCTGCTCATCAATGGAGTCTTTTTCATCCTGGATGGCCTTGAGACGGCCCTTGCGAATGGCAATCTCCCGCGCCAGGGCTGGGTCATCGCCCACTCGCTTCTGGAGTTCCTCCAGCTCAGTCTGCTCACCTATTGCCTGAAGCTGGAGCCGGATCAGCTCCTCCCGCCTGCTGGTCAG